TGGTGACGTCCACCAGGGGGGCCGTGCGGGGCGCCTCGGTGGTGGTCGTGGTGGTCGTTGTCGTGCTCGGCCAGGTGGCCAGCGTCGAATATTCGACCATTAGTTCGTATTCGCTCGGCATGTCTTTAGTCAGCCAGCCGAGCGGTAGCAACGTGAGAATGACAAACAACGCAAGTTTCATGATGGGCCTTCCTAACTGTGATGGGGCCATCATTATGCGCACACCGGCCTAGGGCCGGTCAAGAATGGTTAAGCCAGACCCATTGCGGCGGCCGTCTTCGGCCCCACGATGCCGTCAACGGTCAGCCCGTTGGCTTTCTGGTACTGCCTGACCCGCTTGTCTGTAGTCGGCCCAAATTCACCGTCAACGACGATGGGGGCACGCCCGCTGCTGTTTTTGTAACCGGCGTCACGCAACACGGTTTGGACCTGGCGCACAGCGTCGCCCTTCGACCCGAGCCGTACCGCCTTCCAAACGCTGACAGGCGCCGAGGGAGCCGCAGGGACGGTGTGCGTCGCTAGGCGTTCGTCAACCGGGCGGCCATCGGCCCAGGCCTCAGCGGTCGTCTCTACATGCAAGTGATCGTTACGGCCGCCAGGCGGGCGGTCAATCCATCCCCGACCGGCCTGCCAGTACCGTTGCGCCCAGTAGTCGTGGACGCGTTGAATGCCCAACACGGGGGCGTTATCGACAAGCCACGGGATTACTTCGGTTTCAATTACCGACCGGTCAGGGCCTTGGCGGTATGACATGTCCTGTGCGGCCCCGAAAGCGTGAGCGCTCCACTTGCTGCCGCCCCTGATCGGACGGACCGCATAGCACCCCAAATTGGTCAGACCCCAACGGGCATGGCAGTAGTCCAGGATGGCTCGCAGGTTAGGGCTACAGCCGTCGTAGGGGGCGCCGGGGCGCCTTCCGTCATGCCAGTTGGTGTACATCAGTGCTCGGCCTTCGGCCCAATGATCGGGGTGCTGGCCTTGCCGCCACGGGCTGCGATGCCGTTACCCACCGCATAACCCAAAATGGTGCCGAGCATCCCGGTGCCGGCCTCGGTCGGGATGCGGTTCACGGCCAGCAGGACCGTGATGCACACCATTCCTGCGAGGGCGATAAACGCCTTACTTGGGTTCTCTAGGTTCACGGGTCAGCCTTTCGTAAAGTTCGACAGCACCAAGGCGAGCACGCCAAGGCCGAGCAGTAGCAGACCGTTACGCATCGGGGAACTTTTCCGTTCCTACCGCCTGGTCAATCCATGCTGACCATTCTTCTGTGGTCATCGGGCGCACTTCGTCGTCAATCTGGCAGTTGACCGTGCCATCTGGGTAAAGGGCTACCAGTTCGTCACGTGTCCATGTCTCAGCCATTGTTGTACCCATAGACCCTGATTGTTCCGCTTCTCATGTCGCCAGTAACTGCTACAAGCGTAAAACCTGTGTAGGCCGTTGTATCGGCAAGGATGCCGCCGAACCATCCGCCGTACGCAGAGGCACCGAACGTGCCGTTGATAGTTGTTCGTCGTGCTGCATTCGGCCCGCCGATGTCCATGCTCGTGAAAGTATCGGTTGTTGCTCCGATCAAACCGATGCCCAAGTTGGCGCCGTTGTTTGACCGGCTTGTAGTCGTGTCGCCGCCGTCGGACCGGTCACGGTACAAACTGCCGTAGTAGCCGGTCGTGGTGGACCCGAATTGGATGGCGAGAATGTTGGTCCCGGCAGGGCCGTCAATTCCTTCGACGATGACCCGGTAGTTGTCGAAGTCGCTCGAAAACACATTCGTGACAGCCACGGTAGTAACGGTGGGACTCGCGGCGATGGTTTGCGTTTTGATATGAACTAGACCGCTCGCCGTGGCCCGGGCGATGTCCAGCCATGCGGTGCCGGTGTAAAACGTGAACCGGTTCACGTCCTCCAGATAGGCCAACATGCCTTCGTCCAGCACGCCAGATAGGGCGGTATCGCGCGCCGACGCGTCGGCAAACGTCATGGCAGTTTGACGCATCAAATAGCCGTCAACGTCGGCAGCGGTCAGGATGTCGCCCGCCGCAAAGTCTTTGAATCCGCTTCCCATGTTTGGCCTTCCTAGTAGGACAGCACCGCGTCACCGTCCAGCACGCCTAGCACTGCGTCGTCCAAGGTGAACCCGGCTTCCTGCAGGCTTGACGTTCTAAACGTAACACGGTGGTTACTGGTGTCGATGGTGTGTTCTATGCCTTCAACCAACACGTACCGCTCAATTTGTGTGCCGCCTGGTGGTGTGAACACGACACGCACCGGGTCGCCCAGTTCGATACCGCACACTGTCGCAGCCTGCATCGTGGTCAGGCCAGCCAGGGACACGGTCAGTGCGTTGAACCGCACTTCCGGGGTGGCGTATTTGTTGACCAAGTATTCAGCGTACGACTCGGCGTCAACGTCACTGTTGAATAGCAACCCGTCTTGGGTCACCGTGCGAATGTCGTACAGGGCTTGGCTGGCCGTGTTGTCTTCGACCTGGGGGCTGCCGCCGAGCCGGGTGACAACGGCCCGGTTGAATAGCAGGTCTGACCCGACGGTGACCGCAATGTCTTGGTAGGGGATGCCTGGCCCGTCGTCCCGGAATTCTGGTACGCCGGTGGTGCTGACAGCGCTGTCACGTTCCTGGTATGTCAGGACCCCGTCAGCGGCAGCGAACAGGCGCCCCGCCTCGGTCTGCGACACCAACTGCAGGTAGGTGAGTACATCCGTGCCGTCAGCGACGGTGTCGGCCTGCAACGTGGTTTGGCCCGTTTCGACGTCACGAAGGGCGGCGGGGAAATCAACTTCGGGCCGGTCAAGGATGGCGTTTACCCTGGCGCCTGACAGTTGGCTAGTTGTGGTGTGGCCGTCCATCTGTATGCGGCCGAGGCGGGCCAGCGTGTCGGACAGGTAGGCGCTGGCTCGGGCTTCACCGTCTAGGAAAAACGCTAGGTCCCAATCGTCGACTAGGCCGTCAAATATTGGTGTGCCCCCGGCGCTGATCGTGACCCGTTTGCCGGGCACAATGTTGGCCGAGTACAGGCCGCCGCCCGTCGGGTTGTAATCACCGTCCCGGTTTTCGGTGACGAACGCTGCTGTTCCGACCGTGATTTCGTCCAGCCATCGGGAGCGGCCACGCCTTGTGGTCACGCTGATGACATCGCTAGTGATGTCCGTCGCAATGTCACCGGCCAACACATACGTGGCGCTGTCCAGTTCCCCCGCCACCGGGTCGGACAGAATGAACACGGGCGTTGTGGGTACGTCAAAGTACGCCACCACCGTGGTGCCCAAGGGCAGGTGTGTCACCTACGCCACCCGGCCCCGTTGCGGCGTTCGTAGGCGCTTATGGATTCCACGACCGCTTGCCCGATGCTGCCGGGGTCGCCTACTCCGGCGTTGACCGTAATGTTGTTGACCATGCCCGATGTGGCCGACGATGCGCCGCCCAAGAATCGCAGTTCGTCCTGGGCAACTGCCCGATATGTGTCGCTGGCGCTAATCAGGGCGCCGAGGCGCTCGGCACCGGCAATGTCTCCGATTTCGACCCGGTACAACAGGGTCTTTTCAAGTTCGGCCGGGATGTAGCCAAGGGTGTCGGACAGGGATTGCACGGCCCGGTAGGCATCACGCATGGCGGTTTCAAACGCTTCGGAACCGGGTTCCAGCCCTTGCAGTTCGGCGCTGACGTTCGACAGTTCGCTAGAGAACTTGGCGAACGCGTCTTCGCGGTCCAGTTGTGTGTAGAACGCTTGCAGTTCCCAACTGGCAGCGTTAACCGCAACTTTGGTGGATTCCAGCGCCGGTATTAACGCCTGTTCCATCATCGCGGCGCTGATCTCGGCGGCGATGGTGTCTTCCGCGATGCTGTCAGTGTGCGCCTGCCAGGACGGTACCGCTTCGTCAACAACTTTGCCGGTGGCGGTAACGCTGTCCTGCACGGTCAGGAACCCGGCTTCGATCTTGGGGATGTCGGGCAGTAACGGAAGTTTGTTCCAGGCGTCAATCAGCAGGTTGACCCCGTCCACAATGCCGGCCATAACCGCTTTCGCCTTGTCCCACAGCCACTGGAATAGCCAGGTTAGGCCGTCCACGGCCTTGCCGAGGATGTCGAATTTGGCTTGCAGCGTGACGATGACCGCAATAAGCGCAATGACGATGCCGACACCGGTGGCGACCCACAGCGCAGTGAATGACGTGCCAAGCGCAGTGTTCAGGGCGGTTGTCACTGCGGTGATGACGCCCCACGCCTTCATGGCGATATTGGCGGCGACGATGGCGCCAGCGAAAGCGCCGACAGCCCCGCCGATCGCCAAGATCAGTTCCGTGTTATCCCCGACGAACGTGGCGAGGCGTTCCAGGTAGGGCAACAGTTTTTCGATAATCGGCAACAGGGCGTAGCCGATGGCCTCGGACGCGTTGTCCATTTGGATTTGCATACGTTCGAAGCGGCCTTCGACCGTGTTTGCTGCGTCGGCAGCCGCCCCGCCAAACGTGCCCGCCAACGCCTGGAACACTTCGTCAGCGTCAGCGCCCGAGCGCACAACAGCAGTGATGGACGGGTCAAGGCGCTGCAGGGCTGTCATTTGGCCTTGGGCGGCCTTAGACATGGCCTCAGTCACGGACCCCAGGTCTTTGCCGGTGGCGGCGCTGATGTCCAACGCGAGACCCAACAGGTCTTGTGCCTCGGACAGGTCGCCGGTGCCACGCACCAGGTTGGCCAAGGCCGGGCGTAGTTCCGCGTCCGACACGGCAACGGCCAGTTCCATGCTCGCGATAAATTCTTCGTTCGCTGCAATGGCGGCGTCAGTGGCGCCGGTCGTGGCTTGCAACTGGCGTGCCAATTCGGCTTGCTGCGCTGCGTCCT